TATCACCGAGCTTCTGAGTTTTGCTCTAATTCCTTCCATTTGGTTTGGAAAGATTGCACTTGTTAGTGCTATGACCCTTTGGGCCATTTTCTTGAGTTTGTTAGTGGTTGGATGGCCACTTTTGTTAGTAAGTATCCTGCCGGTCTTGGACTGGTTTTTATTGATCCCCTTGATAGGTTTTCATTTACATTTGCTGCTGTTTTCTGCAGTAGTGATGTTGATGTTCACCTTCAGGATTTGGTTAAGGCGTGAAGTTGCTCTCATCAATGAGATTGGTGAAGAACAAGCTTTATGGACTGAACGTGAATTCAGTTTTGGCAGAATAGTGGGGACCAGATACTTTGTCACCACATTGTTGTTATCTAATTCCAGAGATTCAGGGAATCCACTGTTGAACGTGGTCAAGGACAAAAAGGTGGTGGAAGACCACCAATTGAACTTGTATGTTGTATCTTCAGTGCTCTGGTCGAGATTCGTGTTGTCTGTTGACAAAGCAGTTCATTACAGTCCATTAGTGTGGCATTTGGCCATTTTGTGGGTTTTGCTGAGATTGGTCAACCAGGTCAAAGTTGGAATTTTGAACTTGTTTGTGTTGTGGAGGTTTTACATTGCTAGCGTTTGGCTAGTTTTGGTTTCCTCCCCAACACAGTTTTGGTTCTTGTCCGGTTTGCTTTACAAACTACTTGACTTCGTTGCTCAACTTTTCAACCCATTATTATGGTTGTACATTAAATGGACTGCCACTTACTGGATGACCTGGTTCGCCAATGTGTTGGTTGAAGGTGAATTCGTGAGTCGCAAATGGGCCAGAAGAGAGGGTTTTGCCCCTGCTCGTGGCACAGGGAATGTGATTGGTGCTTTCTCGGGTTTCATGGCCCGTTTGTCCATAGTCATTTCAGACATTGGTTTGCCATCCTACCTTCGTGGTAGTGTGGGTAGTTACAACAAAGGCACTATGGAGGACACCCTTGAAATGATGAAAGATCTTGGTTGGCCTATCAATGTTGAACTACAAAGCCCTTCCCATTTTGCGGAAAGGAGTGATTACTTTTCATGGGTGGTCACTGGAACCAATTGGCAACAAGGCATTCATTCCAGGAAAATGCAGGTTGACCACCTGCTAGACCCATTGCGTGTCAAGGCAGTGGAATTTCGAAGGTCAGAAGAGTATGTGACTGAAGGAAATGAACTTGAGTCATTATCCCGTTATTTTAAATCTCCTTCCTTTGATTTCCCTGACCTTGAGTTGGATGATGCATGGTTCCTATTGGGTGACATCTTTCGTCACTCTAGGCTAACACCGTTTAACTACATCATTAGAATGTGGGAAAAGAAACATGCTTTGGGAAGCTTCATGCGTGACCCAACACGACCTTGGAAGAAGCATTCAAGGAAGGACTTTATCAATTCAATAGGCTTTAAGGCCTTTAAGGAATTGTGGAGGTCCACTTTTGAGAAGGCTCCACTTATGACCCCTGTTGCTCATGTTTCAGTGAAAGGTGAAGCTTTGCCACCCAGGAAATGGATGTTTGACAAGGTGCGCACTGTCATTGGTGTGCCCATTGGCAATTATATCATGTCAACCATATGGAACTATCAGCCTAATCACAATTTCAAATGGCGTGAAACCCCTATTAAGGTGGGAATGCCTTTAAATGGGTATTGGATGAATAGAACATATGAGGCACACAACAGATGCCAACACCATTTTGCAGGAGACATGAAAGAATTTGATTCCACTTTGACAGGTGGTGTCCTGGACATGATCAAGGCCATTCGGAAGAAAGGGTTTGAAGACCACAAAGATCGGGACAGGATAGCCGCGTTAATTGATGTGAACTATGACCAGGTGTCCAAGCAATTACTGAACACCACA